TAAACGCAATCGCGGTTCTAATATCAACAAAATTATCAAAGCAGCAGAAGCCACTAATAGTGGTGAAACTAAATCATATGTCGATGATAGAATATGGAAACCAACTGTTGATAAAGCAGGCAATGGTTATGCTGTTATCAGATTCCTTCCTGGTACAGAAGAAAATCTTCCATTCGTAAGATATTGGGATCACGGTTTTAAAGGCCCTACTGGTCAATGGTATATTGAAAATTCACTTACTTCAATTGGTCAACCAGATCCAGTTGGTGAACTAAACTCTAGACTTTGGAATTCAGGTATTGAGTCTGATAAAGATAGAGCAAGAACTCAAAAGAGAAGATTACATTATGTAACTAATATCTATGTAGTTAGTGATCCATCTGCACCTCAAAATGAAGGTAAGGTATTCTTATATAAATTTGGTAAGAAAATCTTTGATAAGATTTATGATCTTATGAATCCAGCATTTGCCGATGAAACACCAATAGATCCATTTGACTTTTGGGAAGGTGCTGATTTTAAACTTAAGATCAGAAATGTTGAAGGTTATAGAAACTATGATAAATCAGAATTCTCTTCTGCAGCTCCGTTATTAAATGCTGATGAAGCTCAGTTAGAAGAAGTTTATAGTAAGTTGCATGATTTATCAGAATTTACTAATCCTAAAAACTACAAATCATATGATGAGCTTAAAGCGAAACTTATGAGAGTGTTAGGTGAACAAGCTACTGCTGGTGCCTATACAGTGAAAGAAGAAATTAAGTTAAATAATCCTGAACCGGCTGTTGAGCCAGTCACTGCAGAAGAAATGAGTAGTGAAGATGAGGATACTTTATCTTATTTCTCTAAACTTGCAAAGCAAGATTAACCAACAGTCCATCCAAAATTATCTTGAGGATCGATAATACGACCAGTATTAATTGCAACTTGTTGATTGTTTGTGTTAATACTGGTCTGTGTATCACCACTTTTAAAATTAAAAGATGGAGAACCACCATCAATACCAGCTGTTTTAGGATTTTGTTTTAAGTCAGGAGCTGGTCTATAGTTAATGTTTGATTTACTTAATTTTTCTTTATCTTTAATAATTTCTGGATTATTATAATTTGTAGTTGATTGGCCTAATATCTTCCTTGTTTTATCCATAAGTGCGCTTAATTCATCTATTTTTAAATTAGGATCTAAAAAACCTTTACCAAAATTAGTTTCAGGTATTCCATCAAAATATTTAGTTCCAATCGGTCCACCATTTGCCATTGCATTTAATAAATCTAGTTGAAGCTTCATACTTCCTATCATATTTTTTACGTTTTTAGAAAAATTATTTAAATTTGTACTTGCAAGTTTTTTAATATTGTCACTAAATTTTCCTAAAACATCTGATAATTTATCTAAATTAGAAACAGTTGACATATCTAAATCTTTAAGAGGAAGCATAGAATCAACTATAGATTTTATAGCGTTTTTACGTGATGTCGCTTGATCTTTATAGTCAGTTCCAAATATAAAGTTTGAGAATGATTTGAGTTTGTCAACAGCAAAATCGAGTAATTGACCCAATCCTTGGCTTCCATATAAAGACGCAATCGCTGGTCCTAAAAATCCAACAGCTTTAACTTTAGCACCAATATCAGAAGGTAAAGCAGCTAGCTCATTCATTCCTATAGCAACGTTTTTCATAATTTTACCAATACCGCTACCGTCAATTCCAATAAAATCTGCAAGTTTTCCAGCTCCAGCTAAACCAAGTAAGAATGCACCTAATCCAAAACCTACAGCACCTAATCCAACTACAGCTTTTCCGGCAAATAAAGCACCACCAGGAATAGCTCCAAATAATGCTCCAGCTGCAAATAAGCCTGTCATAGCGGCTAGACCTTGAGAGTCAAAAGCGCTTAATCCTTCAGCTATATTTTTAAGAAGACTACCTAAGTTACTTCCATTAGCTCCAACTACACCGCCTAAAGCATCGAGTGCACCTAGTGGAGCTAAAAATGCAGCTATTCCAGCGCCAATTAATCCCATGCCTACTGCAGTTTTTCCAGTTTTACCTACACCAAATAAACCACCTAATGCACCACCAACACCCATTAGTCCGCCTAATGCTATAAAATTTTCAGTAGTAAGTGCGCCTAAGCCTTCTCCTAAATTTGTTAAAAATACTTTTAAATTAGCAGCAGTAGATTCCATAGCACCTAGTGCCATATCTCCAGCACCTAAAGCAGTAAAAAATCCAGCTAAACCTGCTCCAATTGCGGCAATACCTATACCTGCACCGATACCTTTTAAACCAGGAATTATACCTATTGAACCAAATAAAGCACCAGCACCTAACAATACACCGAAAGCTTTTAAGTCTCTGTTAGTAAAAGCAGCCAATCCTTCTGCTGTATTCGTAAGAAGTTTTTTAATATTTTCTCCGCCGTTTGGTAAATCTTTATCTGCTTTTGCTAGCATAGTAAAGAATACACCTAGGCCAGCAGCTGCTGCTCCTATTCCAATTCCTGCGCCACCAATTAATTTTCCTAAACCTATGCCTAAAAGTCCTAAGCCTCCAAACGAGTTTGAAGAACTTTCATTATTTTTAGCTCCGCGTGGAACAGCTTTTGCTTTCTTAATACCAGCCTCTCTTTTACTTTCAAGCATATCTTTGTTTTGTATAACAAATTGTCTAGATAAAACATTTGTTAAACTATCAATAGCATCAGTAGTATCGAGTTGAGTGTTATTGTTTTCTTTTAATTGATCAATAACATCTCCTAATGTAGAATATCTTCTTGCCATTATTATATTCTTTCCTGTTTAGCTTCTTCTTCTTTTATATAATCAATTAACATTGATACATAAACTTCTTTTTCCCACGGTATAAGATCGTCTATCTCATTTAAAGAATATTTGTGATGCTGCATTAAGCTAAAATTTGTTTGATAATAATTACTTAATGAAGTATGAGATAGACTAATTATAAAAAATTCTGTAGACCCTCCAATGTAATATTATTATTTGTATTGCAATTTTTACAAGAGTAATTAATATCATGAGACAACTTAGGTATAGATTCAATATATTCTCTAATTTTTGTAAATTGTTCTTGTGTCATAGATTCTATGAATTCTTGAAATTCTTCATCTGCTACCTCTTTAATATCAATTCTTTCATTTTCAGTTAAAACAGCAGATATTGATTCTTGTATTAAACCAAAAACTTGAGTAGTAGGTGAATCAGTTGTTAATTTTTTATTTCTACTTATTGATTCAAAAGTTGGATGTTTCATTTCGATATAGATATTATTTGAAATTTCAATTCTATTATCTATTTCTACAACATTCATTTTTATTTCTTCTAGATTCATGCTAACTTCATTCTCAGTATCACATGATTCGCATTTAAATAAAAGATTAGCAGTTTCTCCTACAGATTTTGCTCTTATTTTTAAAAATAAAAATTCAATATCATAAGATTTTAAATCTTTTCTAGAAATTTCTTCAGATATACAAGAAATAACAGTGTCTGTTATGGCAGTAGCAATTTGTACTGGATCTTGAGACTCTAAAGCTATAAGCAATATTTTTTCTTCTTTAACTAAAAAAGGTCTAAAAGTTACTTCTTTATTAGTAGAAGGTACCGTTATTTTATATTTTGGTACATTATTTAGTTTTGGTAAACTCATTCATTTCACTCCTATAATATATCGATTCCACCTAATGGTGTATCAATGTCCATATTTACAAATCCTTGTGTATTACTTGATCTTCTCCAGTTTGTATAAGCAAAGCTTACTGTTAACTGAACAAGCCCGTCAAGTTCATTGTTTAATTCAATAGCACTGGTTGATATAGGAAACGCTTCAAGTAAATCTACTGAATACACTGTTCCTCCACCAATGCCGGCATTAAATCTTATCGGTCCTACTTGTTTGCTGAGACCAGCTAAAGGTTGTCTCAATTGGTGTATAGTAATTGTTCTAGCATATTGACTTTTATAATTACTAGTATAAGCTGCTCCACCTGCTTCTGGTATTGCAGTATTTCTCCAAGCATCAAAATATTCTTTAACTCCATAATCATTCATTAAATAAAATGTCATACTAACATCATCTACAGCGTAACCATACGCAACTTTTTGAAATTCCATACCAATTCTTCGATCATTAGTAAGTGTTACCTTTGATGGTAAAGTTGTATTTGAACATAATATATTTAATTCTCTGCCAGAAGCACCACCGCCTCCACCAGTTAATAACCCCACTATTCCCTGAAGTAATCCTCCTCCGCCACCAAAGGTTGTTGGAAATGTAACTAAAAATCTATTGCTTCTTGCAAAACCAAGTTTTATATTAGCTAGTGCTTTTAAATCGTCAATTGAATTAGCCATTTGCTATCTTTCTTGAATCTGAATATACTCTTCCAGCAGAAGCTTTTTTCCAACTTGCAGTTGGTAAAAATGTAGCAATCTCCCACTCTGGTGCTGGCACTTGCGCAAATCGCGATTTAACGTGATCTAAAAGATAATGTTTAAAGCAAGGTTGAAAATATTTAAATCTTGCAGCACCTTTGAGTAATCTATATGTTAATGTAAATCGAGTTGATTCGTCATATTTTTTATTATTAACAACATCTAATAAACTATCTAAAAACTTTGCTCTTAAAACTGGAGGAATATAATGTAGGTTTAAGCCTTTAAATCCACCATCAGCTTTTTCAACTGGTATTACTAATGGAAAAGTGTCGTAATATGGAAGTTTATCTTTAAGTTTTGGATCATAGAAAAACATCATCATACTACCAAGTAAAGGGCTGCTTACTTTATTAATTTCATCTTCTCTCATTAATGCTTCGCGATTTACTCGAGTAAGTCTTTGTACTCGTCGACGAAACCAATCTCGAGATTCTTGTGTACGAGGTGTAATGCCTTTTCTAAAAGCTTCAAGTTCTAGTTTTTGAAATAAGTTACTCATAAGTCTATTTATATCGTTTTCTACGCTTTTTTCGATATGTAGGTAGCGGTTTATATGCTTTAAGTTTTCCAGGAACTGGTTTTGTTAGTAGCTTCATTTCTTGTAAAGTTTTTTCTGTCCATACTTGAAATTCCCATTTTCTATCTTTTGCATATTCATTTGCCGCTTCCCATTTATTCATATTTTTAACATATGTGAGACCTTCAGTAATATATCGTTTAGTTCTCTTTGGTCCTATTGGCGGAACGGTTTCTTTTTCAGGTTTTATTTCTACTAGTAAAGTTTTATCTTCAAATATTATTTTAAGATCAACATAATATTTATGATATTTTTTATCAACATCATAATAATAAGGAATAACTACTTCTTCTGAACTCCATCCTTTAACTTTTGGATTTTTATCACACCATGTAAAAACTGCCTTCTCCCACAAAGACCTATATACTACAGAAGAAGAATCTCCTTTGTATTTCTCTTTATCTTTGACTTGATATCTACCTGAATAAACCATGTGTAACTGTTATAAATATAAAAATAAGATTCTAATATTATCTATAAGGATTAAACATGTCTGAACTCGATATCGTAAGTCAAAAATCTGGTCCTCTAGGAGAATCAATTAAAAACCCATTAAATCCAGAATTTAGTGATTTTGCTGGCGGTGGCTCTAATAAAATCAGTAGTACTAATTTAGATTTAGGACTTAATGACGACTTAGTAGCTCAAACAATAATACAAAATAAATTAGACTTTATATCAAATGGTGGAGGTAGCAAACTTGAATATCCTATAGATGTAAGTGGAAATCCTGCTTATGCTGCTACAGTAAAATTTCAAATTATGGAATATGGTATGCCTAATGAAGGTGAATCACAAAAAAATCATGCACAAACACCATCTGACAATATATCAGTAGAAACATTAAAACCTAAAGTTGAACAGCAAGATAATCAACTTGGTATAGATGGACCTGCAGCTGCAGCAGCAAGATTTCAAGCACAAGCTTATTCAGATGACGCGGCATCAGCTAATGTAAGAAATCCTGGATTTCAATTTGTTGATGACGCAGCAGTTACACAATCATTTGTTAAAACTAAAAGTGAAGATGAAGCTGATGCAAAAAATATAAAAGCAAGTTCTTCTTCAAAATTTAAAATTGATTTTTTTAAAAAATTAGGATCTCCTAGTATTGTAATGTATTTTCCTCTTAGTCAAACATTTTACGATAATATAGCATATGGTCCCGTCGATTTAGGAATTGCAGGAGCAGTGGCTGAAGGTGCGGCTGCAATTGGAGAAAATGAACTTAAAGCTGCTGCTGTAGATGCAATGGGGAAAACATATAACACTTATATGGATGTATTAAGTGATATATCTGGAAGTCTTACTTCAGCTGCAAAATCTGATGCTGCAAGAACAGCAGCATCGAGAGTGTTAAGTAAATTTCCTTTTGGTATAGGTAATGCG